ATGAGCTCATAGACTATGATCACACAGAAAAATTTCATGACTATCATCACATGTCAGGCAAGGGCGAAAAAGAAAGTCTGCCATTCTTTGCCAAGGATAGCATGAGAAACCCAGCCTGTAATATTCGTTACTATCCCAAGCATACCAAACTGTTTGACGGCATTGAAGAAAACATCAATGAGGTTTACAAGGACATACATGGAAATCGTCTGAGTCATTTGCTAGAGTTGGACAATTTCAAATTGAACATAGCAGTCCCTGGACGCACTGACATTGAATGTGGACAGATGATCTATCTGAACTATCCCAGCATTCAGCCCAAGGATCAGACCGATAAATTCAAGGACATGTTAGACCCTCTGTATACAGGGCCATATCTGATCACAGGTATCAGACACCAGATCAATGGTGTCAGACATAAAATGATTCTAGAAATAACCAAGGACAGCCTAACAGGCGCAGTTGGATTACAATAATGACACCTATTTTCAATCGTGACAATTTCAATTGGTGGATCGGTGTAGTCGAAGACCGAAATGATCCTGAGAAGATGGGTCGTTGCAAGGTAAGAATTTTCGGCTATCATACCGACGACAAAGAATTACTGCCAACCAAGGATCTGCCCTGGGCCTGGCCCATACAGCCCATAACCAGTGCTGGTATAAGCGGCAAAGGAACGAGTCCGCTTGGTCCCTTGCCAGGAAGCTGGGTTGTTGGTTGGTTCCTGGATGGACTAGACATGCAACAGCCTGCATTCTTTGGCACCATAAGTGCTCGAGCAGGTGAAAAGATTTTTGACACCAACAATGAAACTGCTCCTGTACCTGAGAGACCAGGCACCACAACCAATCCTAATGACGGTATTGTTCGCGACAGCTCAGGACAGCCAGTTGAGGATAGTCAGGGCGAACCAATTAGAACTGGACGTGTTCCTGTTACAGGTTGGAACCTAGGACAGACCTCAGAAAAATACGAGAGCGGCGGCAAAGGTCCTGGTACCATCAATGACTACAAGGGCGCAGCCGCAGGAGATTTTGGCGGTGCCAGCTATGGCATCTATCAGTTTGCCAGTTACCTACCCGCAGTGTCTGGTACAGGTAAGAGCAGACCCAGCGCCAAGGGCAGTCCCCTGGAAACCTATATTCGACGCAGCAAGTATTCAAATCGATTCAAGGGCCTTACTCCAGCCACAGCTGAATTTGACGCAGTCTGGAAACAGATTGCCAGCGAAGATCCCAACGGCTTCAGAGAAGACCAGCACGAGTTTATCAAGAAACGCTACTACGATGTCATGGTAACAAATCTAAGTCGTTATGGCTTTGACGCCAGCAAGTATGGAGCAGGTGTTCAGGATCTGATCTGGAGTACAGCAGTTCAGCTTGGACCAACAAATACCAGTGTATTCACCGAACCATTACAGGGCAAGAGCACACTTACTGACAAAGACGTTGTCAACCTGGTAAGTGAATACAAGAAAGCCCGAGTAGATGTTTTGTTCAAGAGTTCATCGGCATCTATTCGACAGGGCGTCAAGTCACGCTATGATTCAGAAAAACTGGCTTGCCTGAAATTGTGCGAAGGAGGTAAAGCATGAGCCAGGGGTTCAATGTAATCAATGACTCAGTTCAGCTTCAATTGCTGCAATGGTTTAGTCTAAATCAGGACAGAATTGGCCTGGGTGGTATTCCTGTTGGAATACTGAACGAAGCTCTGAAAGCTTTGTTGCCTGACCTTGTAAATACCTATACAGGTGAGATTTACAGTCAGACCAATGCTGGGCTGAATCAGGGCCCCCGAGAATTGGAAGGGACAATAAATCCTTTCAACACACTAACATCAAATAATCCTTCTAGCGTGATTGCCGATGCAGTACTTAGTCGTTTTGGAATGCTGGGCTCAGGAGGCTTACAAAGAAATCTCATAGGTAATTTGGTTGACGGACTTCAAGGACGTCTGGGTGTCTATGGGACTAATATAAACTTTCAGCTCCTGGCTGCTGCCATACCTGGGCTGATTGGACCTTTATTTGATAAACTAAATCTAGACGTTAGTTCTGGTTTCATTGATGGTATTCTGAATAATGGTTTTGAAGCTCCGCAGGTTTTCACTGGAGCCATAACCCTGCCAGCAACCATTGAGGGTGATCCAGAAAAATCACTGGAAAGAGTTGATACTGACTATGCCAAAAATTCAGTAAATACATTTCTGAATCAGAGTCGTAATTTCAACATCGAGGCATCTGACAATATTCAGAAGCTCGAAGTTACAGCCAAGGGCTTTGTAGATCCAACTGCTACCTATCCAACCAAGGAATATGCCACAGGCAGTGAAGTCAATAAACTGGCTCAGGGTGAAGCAACCAATAGTCTGGTTCAGGCCAAGAACAAGAATCGAATGACCAGTGCTCCATTACCTGGAGACAATAGTTTTGATGAGCCAGTCAGCGCCTATAAGGCTCAGTATCCATACAATCATGTCACTGAAACCGAAAGTGGTCATGTCATAGAGGTTGATGATACACCTGGCGCCGAAAGAATACATGTATACCACAGAGCTGGTACCTACATAGAAATTGATCGTGATGGAAACATGGTCTGCAGACGCAAAGGTTCAGACTATCAGATCATAGACAAAAATGGTTATGTCAGTGTAGCAGGTCATCTAAATCTGAGTGTGGCTGGCAGTGTGAACCTATTTGCAGGTAACAATGCCAATGTAGAGATCGTTGGTGATGCCAAACTGGTTGTTCATAACGATTTTGTACTGCAGGCTGGTGGTAACATTCATCTCAGTGCCGCTGATACCATAAGCATGCACTCGGCCAATGTTCGTGTTGAAGCTGACAATGACATGGACATACAGGTTGATAGATTCTTCAAACACCGAGCCAATGTTATTCATACAATCAGTACTGAGGAAACCTATGTTGAGGTTGGGGCTGATCTGCATGTAACTGGTAATGCTGCAGGCAAATTGCACTTTGCAGATAACTATAGCATCAAGTCAGACAAGAAACTGAAACTCGAAGGTGTGCTGGGTATTGAAAAGAAATCTGCAACTGCTATTACAGCAAAATCTCCTGCTGGTGGCATGAACTTCGATGGTTCTGGTTTCAATATTCGTAGCTCAGGTCCCTTGAATATTGACGCTTCCAGCATTGCATTGCAGGAAAATGCAGCAACTGCGCTCAGTGCTCTGGACTTTGACTCAACAACTACAACCAGACCCGAAGGTGCCAGAAACAGTTTTGCAGGTCTCATGGCGGGCCGTAAAGACTTTGTTACAGTCCAGGTGGCTGATAGTCAGCCCATTGAAATTGCAACAAATTATTGTGTACAGGCCGAAGAGCAGAGCGATGATCCCGAGGTACAGAGACAGCTCAAAGAAAAACTAATCAGCAAAGGCCTGGCTACCAAGGATGAACTCGAAGCCAAACCAACCGAGGCCAGCGAAGTCAAATCTGTTTCTACAAACAACAAACAAATTGTAAACCCCAGCGATTTCTGTCTGGGACTGACTGAGGCTCCTGATAACTTCAAGCTAAGTCCAAACTTTACTCTGGCCATGCTAACCTCCAGATCAGCCTGCAGCGCAACACCATTGCAAGCACAGGGCGGTCTAAGCTATGGTCAGTTGTTGCAAAATCTTCAGGCAGTTGCCCTGAACATCTGTGAGCCAGTATTCAACCTGTATCCTAACATGTACATTACCAGCGGATTCCGACGCTTTGGCGACAATCCCAAGAGTCAGCATCCCAAGGGTCAGGCCGTGGATATACAGTTCAAAGGTGTTGCAGCCAGCGAATATTTCAAAATTGCTAACATGCTGGCACAGGCACTAAACTATGACCAATTACTGTTAGAATATTCAAGTTATACACGAAACCCCTGGATACACATTAGTTTCAGTCATGATCAAAAGAATCGAAATCAGGTTCTGACATTCTGGAATAACAAGACACATAGTCAGGGTCTGGTGGCGCTGGCATGACCGCGCCCCTGGTTGCTCGAGTACAGACCGACACTGTTGGCGGTGGGCTGATACTGGGTGGTGGCCAGAGCACTGTTAGTTATGGTGGTAAACTAGTTGCCGTTGTTGGCGATGCTGTTGCAAATCATCCATCTAGTCATACTGGTGTCACCCTAACACAGGGCAGTGCCACAGTAAGAATTGGTGGTAAGGCTGTGGTCCGTCATGGCGACCTGGCTAGTTGTGGGCATCCCGTCAATGTCGTTTCAGGAACCGTCCGATCAGGCTAATAAATAAGATATGCCTAGAAAAACTAGAACCTACACAGACCTGGATTTCAATTTCAGTCTGGCTGCAAACAATGATGTGGCAGTCAAGAATGATGAGAATGCCGTAAAGCAATCTATACGAAATCTGGTACTTACTGCAAATTACGAGAGACCTTTTCATCCAGAACTAGGATGCCAGGTCCATAATCTGCTGTTTGAGAACTTCACGCCCATGACTGAGGTTATTGTACGTCAGACAGTCTATGACGTTCTGGTAAAATTTGAGCCCAGAATTTTTGTCATAAACGTCGATGTCAATGCCCAGGACGATCTGAACACCCTGGGCGTAACTGTAACCTTCAGGTTCACCAATGACCCACGCCCTGTAACGGTCACCACATTCCTAAGTAGAGTACGATAATGGCAAATCTCAGAGTTACTGAACTAGATTTTGATACAATCAAAGCCAATCTCAGAGACTTCCTCAGAGACCAGGATACACTGAACAGCTATGATTTTGAGGGCAGTGCGCTTAGTGTCCTACTGGACCTACTGAGCTACAACACGCATTACAATGCCTACATTGCCAACATGCTGGCCAATGAAATGTTCCTGGACAGTGCAGTCAAGAGAGAAAGCGCAGTAAGCATTGCCAGACATCTGGGCTTTGTTCCGCGCAGTGCTCGTGGTGCTGTAGCCACAGTAAACTTTACTGTCCGAGACATAGTAACCACAGGGGCAACTGCAGTCCTGGAAAGATTCAGCGTTTTCAACTTCAACATCAATGGCACAAATTATAGCTTTGTGAACACCAAGGCAGTAAATGCCTTTGGTATTGGCGGCAACTTCAATTTCCAGAACGTTGAGCTCAAGCAAGGTACGCCTGAGATTTTCCGTTACACAGTTCGTGCTCCAGGCCCAGCTGAAAAATACGTATTGCCCAATGACAATGTTGACACCAGCAGTATCATTGTAACAGTACAGAACAGTGCCACAGATACCAACAGTCAGGTTTACAGAGTTGCCAGCAGCATTGACGGCATTGACGGCACTCTCAAGAATGGTCGTGTCTGTTTCCTAGAAGAAAATCAGTTTGGACGTTATCAGATTTATTTTGGTGACGGTGTTGTTGGTCACGAACTAAGTGCAGGTAACATTGTTATCATTGAGTATCTGATCACTAATGGAGCCGAAGCCAATGCCCTGAGTTCAGAAACTCTGGCGTTTACTCTGAATACCACACCAACCAATCTAACAACCAGCACGATCACTGCCCGCAGTGTACTGAGTCGTCCAGCCTATGGTAGTGCCAAGCAAGGCATAAACGAAATCAAATTCCTGGCACCGCTGATCAGAGCTGCTCAGGATCGTGCAGTTACCAAGAATGACTATGAAGCTCTGATCCTAAACAATAAGCCCAGCATTGAAAGTATCAGCGTCTGGGGTGGTGAGGAAAATGATCCACCTGTGTATGGTAAAATTTTCATCAGTGCCAAACCAACAACAGGCCTGGCTCTGAGCGAAGCAACCAAAGAAGAAATCAAATTCGATATTCTGAGCTCACGAAAAGTCATGGCCCTGACTCCTGAGATTGTAGATCCAGAGTATCTGTATCTGGGACTGAACATTGCAGTCAAGTACAATCCAAACCTGGCTGGCAGCAGTGCTGCACGTCTGCAGACACTGATTCGTAGCCGTACAGAAAATTACTTCGATGAAGAGCTAGAAAAGTTCAATAAGAAATTCATCTATTATAGATTCCTGAATGAAATTGATACCCTGGATACTAGCATAACCAGCATCCTCATCAGCCTAAAGCTACAGCGTCGTCTGGACATTCGTCTAAACGTAGCCAATGAGTTTAGCAATTTCAATAACATCAAATTCTATAACCGAATCCATCCAAACAGTTTGCGCAGTACTTATTTCACAATCCTGGATTCCGATGATCAGCTAAAGACCGTATACTATCGTGACAACGCTGGCAACCCTCCAAACTACAATGGCTCAGGAAGCCTGGAACTTTGGCAGGTAAATATAAGCACAGGAACCAGCAGTTTACTATTACCAGAGCAGGGTGTCATAAATTATGCCACTGGTGAAGTAAGCACTAACCAATTCGTACCCCGAGGCTTTCCCGCAGGTATCACAGATCTTAGATTTACTGCAGATGTTCAGGAAGCCAATTATGATGTCAATGTAGCCAGAAATCTTTTGCTTACATTGGATGACAGTTCCTTTGTTCCACTAGCGGGCCTGAACCCAGGTCTAAACATTACAGTTACAGCAGTTAGCGAATAATGGCAAGCCAATTTCTGGATCAACGTATTAGTGCACTGGCTGGCAGTCAGCTGCCAGACCATATCAGACACAACTATGAAACGTTCGTGTTCTTCGCTGAGGCATACTACGAATATCTTGAGCAAAAGAAAATGCCTCAGGAAATTATTCAGAACATTCAGCAATATGCCAGCATCGATGACAGTGTTGACGAGTTCGTAGAATACTTTTACAAGAATTACTGTGCTGATTTTCCTCTAAACCCCGAGGCCGATAAAAAGCTCACCCTGAAAAAGATCAATGAGCTATATCAGCACAAGGGTTCGGAAAAGGCTGTACGTCTACTATTCCGTCTGCTCTATAACAGCGACGTTGAATTTTACTATCCTGAAATTCAGGTCCTAAAGGGCAGTGGCGGACGCTGGAAAAGCAGACTTAGCATACGTGTAAACGGTAACTTCAATCGTGTCAAAAATCTAATTGGACAACGAATTGTTGGCTCAACCAGCGGTGCTACAGCTCGAGTAGTAGATGCCCAGCTCATAGATTCAATTGAAAACATTATTGAAATTTTCCTGGACCGTACAACACTGAGCGGAGAATTTTCTCCCTATGAGAACGTTGCTGGTAATTGGCCAGGGCAGAGTAATGAGCTCTTTGTAATTCGTGTTTTCAATACACTGCTGCTTCGTGATCCAACCGAATCCGAAAGTCTGGCCTGGGTCCTGGACCTGCGCTATGAAGATAAGACACCCTATGATCTAATCTTTGACGTAGCTCTGAGCGAGGAATGTGAAAACACCCTGGCCGACGATCTTACGTTCATGAAGGCATTCATGCCTGTGTCCACAGGTACAGAACTTAGCAATGCTGAATATGCCAACAATTTTGGTCCCAGACTACTATCTGGCGTTGGCAGACAGCTTATTGTCGAAGAAGTTCTGGCCACTAAACTAAGCGAAGAATTCCTAAAGAACGTTCGCAGAAGTAATGACACCATACAGGTAACTGCAAATGTTCGTCCTGTGGTTAGCAATGTTACCGTTGTTGATCGCGGCTACAATTACAATGTTGGCGATTACGTTTATATTGACACCGATGTTCGTGGCAACAATGGTCTGCGCGGTCGTGTTGATGAAATTAGTTATTTCATCAAACAGAATTTTGATGCCAATCTAAGCAATGCTGGAAACCTAACCTATGGTATTGTAAACATTGCTCTGGATGACTATGATACAGTCAATGTAACCTATGCCAATGCAAACCTGATTCTAAGCAGAGATAACCTGGCCCTGGCGAATACTCTGGCCATAGCAGCCTATGCCAATGACATGCCAAATCTGCATGTAGAGATTTCCGCGGGTAACCTTAGCCTGAGCTATGGACAACGAGCCAACATACAGGCCAAGATTGGTGCTCATTGCGAATATCCAGGTGACTGGAAGCGTGATCGTCGCAGTGGCGTAACCGAAGGACTGATTAGTTTACCTGAGAGCAAATTCGGCGGCATGGTTTTGCGCGGACGTCGTGATGATGGAACCTTTGAAGATAACCTAAACAGGTTCCTGGACGATGTGTATTTTTACATGTTTGACCGTGAACCAACCTTCAATGAACGCATTGTTGCTAAATCAGTTATCAGCAGCTATGATGCTGCTCGCCTAACCGAAGGCTTTGGCGAAATTATTGTTCGTTTAGTACAGACACCTGAATTTTTGATTAGTGACAAATATCTGAACATTACACGTTATATTGAAACACTGTATCAGGTAGCTCTGGGACGTTTCCCCGAGACTTCGGGTTTCCAGTACTGGTACAATGAGATCAAGAATGCAGGTTACACAGATGCCATCAAGATAGCAACTGCAGCCAATATTGCACAACATTCAGCTGAAGCAAAATTATACTATGAACGAACCTATGGTGCACGAAATCTAATCAAGCAAGACGTTTACTATCAGCCATTTAGCTATGAAATTCAGACCAGCGAAAACATCAACGTCTGGCGTGAAATTGTCAAGAAGCTGGTACACCCTGCTGGTTTGGTATTCTTTGGACGCAATAAGATTTTCCCTCCAGGCGGTGGACTTCCTGCGCCTCCGGCTGGTAAACTACCACCCAAGACTTCGGGCATAGGCAGTATTCAGGGCATACATCAGTACCTGAATGTTGCTATTAGACTTGCCAAGAGTTTACCCACTCTGGCAACAGTAGCCACACCCAGAGCAACACAGACCAAACAAATTCTTAGTAGTGTAACCAGAGCCAATGCAAATATCAGCTACATTGGTGCAGGTCCAAGATATGAGACCATAGACAAATGGAAGTTTAGTTATAGCGCCACAGTGGATGGTCAGGATCTCATGTATGCCCAGGTGCTGGCTAATATTAGTTTGTCAGCATTTGACGCCGCGAACATCAGAGATAAGTATGACATAACACCTCCACTGTACTCAGTGGTCAGTAATGTTGCTCCCTGGACCTATAGTCTGGTATCCAGTTCTAACACAGTTGGCGAAGGCCAGGTTGTGGTGTTTACAGTCAACACAGGTAACGTTCCCGATGGTACCAGACTTGTCTATGTTATTGAAGAAAGTGGTACCCTGGCTAACACAGACCTTCGCAAGGGTGATATTGCATTCCTGCTGGACGGTCTGATCCCTGAGGCTCCAATTGCCAATGCAGTTTATCTGCAAGATATAAATCCAGTCGTTACAAGCGGCTACTATTACGTAGATTGGACAGTCTAAGATGTCTAACCCAGTACTAATTTACTGTGAATTCGATGGAACTCAGATAGGCAGTAATGCCAATGCCTGGATGCGCATCGATACTACCTTGCTCAGTGTCTATGACAATAACATGAGCCTGGATCTGAATCTCATGCATCGTGTAGATACTGATTACAAAAGCAATGCTGTAGCAGGTTCAATTCGCACCTGGACACTACCCTTGCCTGATAGCATACGCGGTGTTCGTGTTGAATATATAAACTTAGAAAACGAAAACTATGCTGACCCCATAGTGAACAATGCGACACCAACACAGATCTGGAATGCCAGTGAGGGTTCAAATGTTCATCTGGGTGCTGGCTTTACACACTTTTCAGTAACTGCTCACAGTGCAGACAACGCCAATTCAGCCTATCTGAGTAATGTCAGCCTGCAGGGACTAGAATCAAATGTCAGTGGTGTTGACCTCTGGGGTCTGGATGGCATAGATGGCAAAGCAGGAAATGCTACCAGCACTTATTTTGACCAATACGACGACGTCGGTTTTGTTGTAGATCGTCTGGTCATTAGCTCAGCATCAACACCGGGCAGTAACATCAATATTCAAGATTTGAGGATCTGGATCCGATAATGACTACAAAGAATGTCATAGCCAACATGGGCTACATCGTTGTGCGTAACAACACAGCGAGCCTACCAGTGTACTTCAACAAAGATACAACCACTGAGGGTACGCAAACCTTTACCTTCAAGATTCTCAAATCAGACAACTATGCCCTGGATGCTAATCTTAGTGCCGCGGTAACAGTCTATGACAATAGCCAGGGACGAGCCATCGTCCTAACAACAACTCCGCTGGGCATTACCAATGTTGCCGAGGGAGACAGCTATCTAATCAACATCTATACCACAGATTTTCCTGACGGAACACCCTTGGCCTGGCTCATTGACGGGGTCGATGCCAATGACCTGGTAACACCACTGTCAGGTAACGTTACACTATACAACAACTATAGTAATGTCTCAGTAATTACCATCAAGGATCGTAACACCGAAGGCCTGGAAACAGTCTATTTTAGAATTCTGGCCAATACCGATCCTGCCATTGATATTGACAACGCAGTCTGGGCCAACATTGATCTTTTGGACACTAGCCTAGATACAAGCTTCAATGTGTTTGCCAATGTCAATGTCGTTGCCGAAGGCGACGCCGTGGAATTTCAGGTTCAGACCACTAGCCTGGACGACGGTGTAACACTTACCTATAGCATTGAAGGCATTGCCGATGCTGATCTAAGTTATGGTAGCCGTGTCGGTAAAATACGCCATAACAGCTTCAATGGCGGGACAACAGGCAATGCCAATGTTGTCGTAAGACTCGCACGAGATCTTACTACCGAAGGCGTTGAGACCATGAACTTTAGTATCTGGCCCGACACCAGTATCAAACTTCTGAACAATGCCTATGCCAACGTACAGGTAACTGATAACAGTCGCACTCCAGTTTTCCAGCTGACCAGCAATGTAAACCAGGTCCAGGAAAATGCAACTGTGATGTTCAGATTATATTGTGAAAATGTCGACAATGCGACATCGTTTACATATACAATCTCAGGCATAAGTTCGGCCGATGTGACATCTGGTGCCCTGGCAGGAGATGCTCAGTTTTACAGTACCGATGGTGGCTTTACAGGTAATGCACTCATACCAATTACCCTGACGGCGGACAAGATCACCGAGGGTACTGAAACCATGACACTGACCATTGCTCAGAACAGTGTCGTTGGCATGACCACAGATCTAAGTAAATCTGTTGACGTTCTGGACTTTAGCCGCCAGCCTTCGCTAAGTATGACAGCTAATCGTAGCAGTGTCAATGAAGGACAGGTAGTTCGGTTTGACATCAGCAGTTCTGGTGTTGATGCTGGTACCAGATTTACCTACACACTGAGCGATATTGCCGATGTTCTAAATCACAAAGCACTGGCTACCTATACTGGCTCAAGTGGTACATTTGAAATCAATGCCACAGGCAGAGCCAATATTCTGGTCTATACCAAAGAGGATTATGTAACCGAAGGTACTGAGACACTGGTGATTACCGTGGCCGCCAATACCACTGTTGGTACCGATGGCGTGGCCAGCAGTGTTCAGATAAATGACACCAGCATACAGCCTACCCTGACCCTGACACTGAGTAAACTCGAAGTGAATGAAGGCAGTACCATTGTTGTTACCTTCAATGGAACCTACATTCCCTCAGGTACTCCCGTGACCTGGAGCCTGACACAGAACGCCTCGGACATGACACCTACCAGTGGTACGGTAAACATGACAACCAACCCTAGTGCTCCTTATACCAAAGGTACAGTAACCCTGACCGCGGTAGCAGACAGCACAACCGAAGGCTATGAAAATGCAGTCATAACCACGGGTGCCAACAGTGTTATCAATCTAGCCGCAGTTAGCCAGAACATAACCATCAAGGACACCAGCCAGGGCGCACCTCCACCCTCGGCTCCAAGCCCAACTGTGGTCAGTGGTTCGACACTGAAGTCCACGGGTATTAGCGCAGGCTCGGGCTGGAAAATCTATGACATCGACCTGGGTACATTCACAGGCGAATTTACCATGACCTTCAATTTTGGTGCCAGTCCAGACTATGCCAAACTTACCTGGGGCGGTACAACAGTCAATACAGGAATTGGCACAGGCACCAAAACACTGACCATAAACAAGACCAGTGCAGTTCCTAGCACAGTCAGACTAGAACTCAATCCTGGTGACCTAGATCTCACAGGCACAGGTTACTCAGGCGGATCTTTTGCTCCTTCAGGAACCTGGATTGGTAGCGGACTTACTGCACCTGCGTCTGGAATCACACTGCCAGCTGGTACCAGCAGCGGTGGTTCAGGATCACTAACAACAACACCCAATATCTTTGAACCCTTGGGCGACGGCACAGTTTACTGTCCTATAAACTGGGATACTGCAAATACAAACATTGCACTACAGGGCGTTGGAACAGTGGTAGGTAATGTCGCAGTTGTAACTGGTAGCCTGTCTGGTGGTTCTGTCTGGGGTAACAATACAGATGGTTATGTTATTGACAGCGATTTCAGAAAGGCCGCAGTTCATGCTGGCGTTCTGGTCCCAGGACAACAGGGCCAGATCAAGTTTACACCTGTAGGTTTCAAGGCGGTCACAGGCAGCGTAAGCAATGGCGTTACCAGTTCTGACTGGTCTGCAGGCTGGTGTTGTGTAACACTTACCAATGTTGATCCACCCTTGGCCAGGACCATAACAGTCAGCCCTGACTGGACCAGCAAGAACGAAGGCATGTTGCTGACCTATGTTGTGAATTCAACCTGGTATGACACCAGTAACATATTCTATTGGAGCCTGAGCGGAAGCGCAACCGCAGCCGATGTCGAGCACGTTCCATACTTTGATGAATATGATGATATCAGAAATGCCTGGCTTGATCCCATCAACTTCCCAAGAGCAACCTGGGGATCAACACCAAATGTCTTTGCCTGGTACCACTATAATGTCTATGGCGCAGGCGAAGGACGCAAGAGTCCGCAGCAGCTCATTAACCACAATACTACGCTGCAAAGAACTGGTAATGCCTGGGGACCAAATGTTAGATTTATCAATTTCTGGGTACGCGAAGATCAGATAACCGAGGGTACAGAGATTCTGAACCTAGATCTGAAAATGGGAAGCAAGAGCAATGCTACTTCAGTGGCAACCGCAGCTCCAGTCACATTCATAGACACCAGTTTAGATCCTGTTCCAACCTATGATATCACAGCCAACGTTACCTCAGTTGACGAAGGCAAGAATGTGCTTTATACCATAACTGGAACCAATGTAAACTTTGGTACCAATGGACGTTACTTCAGAGTCCGCAGTACAACAAATCCAGCTATCACAGCAGGCGATGTTCTGGGCTTTGAGAATAGTTTTGCCAGCGGTCGTTATGTAAGCAGCGCAGTCAAACTAACCAGCCTGCCATTTACCTTTGAGCTCATGACTTCTGCAGATCAGCTAACCGAAGGTCCTGAGATACTGGGTATTGAACTGTTTACCTGGGCCGATGGTACTGTAGAAAATACAACCGCAGTTGATTCTGTAAGTGTTGTAATCAATGATACCAGCATAGCCGCAGTGGTTACTACACCAACAGTTACTTCCTTTGGATTCGACGTTTATAGCGATCCTGTGGTTGTTCGTAATATTACCACAGCCAGCAACCTGTATTGGGTGCTAAACGATGCTACAAACATCATCAATGCTGAGATTCGTTATACTCTGGGCAGTACTTATAGTGTTGGGTCTAGCGAACGCATAATTACAAACACAAATGCGTATTTCTTCTATCAGACCTATGCTGGACAACCATTCTTCCAGCATTTATTCTTCCCTGGTACACCTGCACAGGGTACTGCAGAAACTGCTGTAACATATCGTCTGATTCTAACCAAGTCCGATGGTACAACATTCAGCCCGCCATTCGATCTGACCTGGTATGTTGGAGATGAATCTTTTGGTGGCGGGGCCTAAGGCAATCAAACAACCATAAATAATAGATGTTCACTACGAGGCTACAATGGCTGCAATCATAACCAATTACTATCGCTTGTTCAACGCCAAGCAATTCGTAGAAAGCGTAGCGGAACCCTATGCAAGTTCTGACGCTAACGCTAATACGCATCACTATGTATTCATTGGGCGCCCACAACAATGGGACAATGAAAACCTTCCTCCAACACCTGTAGACAGCATAAACCTTCAGTTTGATGCCTACAAGGACATGATCGCCCTGAAGCGCATCTTCGGCGGCGATGTTGCCCACTGTGTTCCCAGGGAAGATTGGGTTTCAGGTACTGTTTATGACGAATACGATCATGACGTTACCAGTACAAATCCTGCCTATAGCGGTGCAACCACACTGTTCCTGGCAAACTTTTATGTAATGACCGATGAGTATAAGGTCTACAAGTGCCTGTTCAACAATGGAAACAGTGCCAGTACTGTAAAGCCAACCAGCACAAGTACCAGCCCAGTAACCCTGGCTGACGGCTATGTCTGGAAATACATGTACACCATTGACACAGACAGCATTCTGAAGTTCCTGACTCCAGAATTCATGCCTGTGCTGGCCTGCTCAACTGTTCAAGCAGCCGCAGTTGACGGAGCCATTGACGTTATCAAAATTACCTATGCTGGTAATGCCTATGTAAGCACACCAACAGTAAACATTATTGGTGATGGTAGTGGAGCAACCGCGGTTGCAACACTGAGTGGTGCCACGGTGGCTAACATTACCATGACTGCCCGTGGTTCAGCCTTCCATGTAGCCAATGTTACGCTAACTGGCGGAGCACCTGGAGCAAATGCTCAGGCTCGTGCTATCATGGGTCCTCCAGGAGGCCATGGTAAGAATCCTATTGACGAACTAGGTGCATACTATGTCATGGTCACAGCCAAGCTGAACTATGACGAAGGCTCTGGCGATTTCCCTGTTACCAATGATTTCCGCAGAATCGGTATGCTTATCGATCCACAAAATCATGGCAGCAATGTACGTGCCAATGCTAATACACTGACAGCGGTTTACAGTCTAACAACTGCGAACACCACTGCAGCATTTGCTGTTGACGAAATCATCACAGGCAACGTTTCAGGCGCGGTTGGTAAGATTCTTTCAACCACAGATCCTGTTGTTGGCGGTGCAGCTGAAACCAGATTTATACAGCCCTTGGCTGACGCTAATACAAATCAGGTAGCATTTACAACCAGTGATTACATTACAGGTTCAAATTCTGGCTCCGTTGGCCGTGTAACCGCAGTCAACAGTCCTGAAGTCAAATTACATAGTGGTACAGTTCTATACGTTGATAACCGTAGAGCAATTAGCAGAGCCGCAGACCAATCAGAAAGTATTCACATTGTAATAGAATTCTAAGGTTATAGACCATGCCATACGTATCAAGTCAGTTTCCTTACTATGACGATTTCGATCCTAGTAAGGGCTATCATCGAGTCCTGTTCAGACCAGGCCGAGCAGTACAGGCGCGTGAGCTTACACAGCTCCAGACCATGCTGCAAAACCAGGTCGGAACACTGGGCCGTCATTTATTCAAAGAAGGAAGTCTGGCGTTCCCAGGTGATCCTCCGCAGTATCGCGGAAACCTGGATTATGTAAAGCTCGAGGTTTCTTACAATGGTGTGGATGCCGATGATGTCATTGGAAGCATCATCAACAAGAAACTGAAAAATAACAGCAATGTTACTGCTACTGTGGTTGCTGCCATACGC